ATAGAGGTAGATGCTATAGACTACGATGAGATATGTGCCGCGGGTGACAGGGATGACTACGCGACCGTACGCACAATCTTAACCAGGGGCTACGATTATGATTTAAGCGATGATGCTGTTAAATTAAAGCGCATAGAAGTAGATCTATACGATGAGGATGACAACCTTATAGCGAAGGATATAGAGGTGTAATGGCCGCAAAAACCGCAACAGCAACGCATTGATCAATTGAATGGTTGACTCAATCGGGGGATGATTTTATAATTGTAAAATAAATACTGATACAACAACGGGAGCTACAATGACCACAAAAAAACGCAACACATTCAGCAACTACGCACCAGGCTATGCTGACAGCCAACTGGTTAAATTGAGACTATTGAGACACAGACAGCTACAATCACAGTCACGCAATGAGGCTCGCATACGGGCATTGGAAACCTTCAACGACTACGTTGAGAGGCAGCGGGTGGGGGGCACACGATGAGCATGCCCCATCTATTGAGATCCATGCTGTTGAGAGAGGGCATGATCGAGTTGGATCAGCACATCCAGCGCACACGGGGCTATGGCCCGGCAGAGGGCTGGGAACCCGGGTTGGAACTCTCGCACCGCGACAGCAGCAGTGATTATGATGCTGAAAGGCACGATCGCATAAGGGCAGCCCGCGAGGGCCAGAGGGGCACTGCCGAACATTGGTTGGCACAGCGAGAAACGCAACGGGAGCATAAACGCAATGGAAATAGATAACGAAAGCATCCAGCAGCATCAGATCGAACGGCTGTTCCGCAAAGTGAAGCGAATGATCGAGGGGGATCGCATTGGGGATCACGATGAATTTTGGATCACTGATGACACCGCACTGATCACAGCGCTGCAATTTTACATAGATCACAGCGGGAAGATCGACAGGATCGAAGCGTTGTATCGCAAGGTCACTGATGAGGTCAGCAGGGAATTGGCATTACGCATAATGAGAGAGCAGGATCCGGGTGATGTCGCACGCACAGGGTGATGTGGTAATACCATAAAATTTTACCATATTGTTTTACCAATCCTCCTTTTACCGTGCCCGGACCGTTTACCGTGCCCGTACCGTTTTTCCCGCAACCAAACCAACCAAAATTACCAAATGAGCCTTAAATACCATTGTGATCACAGTGAGCAGCACCAATCCGGGAGACTGGGTATACCTAGTGGATTTTGACCCCTGCAGCCGCGATAAAGACCTGCATTTGGGTCATCCTTTTGAATTACGATGTTGGGTACTGGAGGATGATAGATTTGACAACACACCATGGGGCCGCACTGTGTATGCCGAATGCCGCAGTCTAATTACAGATCGTGTGTATCTGTTAGATCCCGCTGCCCTCGTGGATGCGTTTGGTGCTTTTCTTTTGGGTTATCCTATCAATCCTTGATTGCTCTTCCCTGCGATCCATGCCGCACGGGTAACATACCCAACCTGTTTCGGTCTCCCACCAGCTGAGTGTGCCGTTCTCCAACTGGCATTGGGGGCAGATGTTATTCTTCATTAAACACGTTGTGCAGTATCCTGCGCAGGCTGTGGTAATCATAGCCATCATTCTGCAGTTTTAGCACCATCAATTTGTATAGGCTGAGATGCACGTTGATGGGATCCAAGCCACGCATGCTGGTATTTTGCAGCAACTGGCATGCGAACTGCCATGCCTGTTCCATCTCCATGTGGGTGCGCACATAATGGTTGAGCTCCTTGCGGACCTTGAAGTCCTCCATCCGCACTATCTTGGTGTCTTTCTTATCTTTTCGTGATGTCATAAAACATGTTGTCCGTGTCATCGGTGCGCAGGTCCTTGTCCTCCACGCTCCATTCCGTTGTGGTCACCTTGTAGTCGGGCACGGTGGGCTCACCAGTGAAATTGGCCACGCTCCACAATATCCTGTTGTTGGGCTGCAGCGCATAGTTGCCGTTGTCTAGGCAGAGCATATGTGCGCATTTGTGCTCCTCGGGTATCTCCGAGTGCTCGCAATCCAGCACATTGGGTTCCGGATGTGCCCAATCAAATGTCATTAGATATTCTCCCTTCAGCCATTCACCACCGGCCGTTTTATATATGCACTTGTTGCCCAACAGCCAATCAAATTGGGTCACTGTGGGATAGTAGCTGAATGAGTTCCAAAGTTCCAGGTCTTCCAGTTTCTGATCTGGCACCTTGTGCCTGTCAAAACCCTTTTGGAAGAATGCGCTGATTGGTAATCTCCAATACACGGCACCATTGCCCAGCATCACATGGAACAGCAGTGCCCTGCCCACCACGGATGCCATGCCAAATATCACACAGGGTTCTGATTCTCCGTGATGTTGCTTGAGGTCGTAGAGGTATTCCCTGCGTATGTTTGCGTAGATCGGGGGTGTGCTAAGGTTTAGATATGCCATCTACCAATACCTGATCAACTCCACGAATTCTATCGCAATGATCATGGCCAGTTCTATGACCAATATGCTGTGGTACACGGTCCACATGATCTGATAGCGCTTGGCTTCTTTTTGTTTCCTTGTCATGCGAACCAAACGATAAGTGCATATCGCTCTCCATCCAGCACGGGCTCAACCTGGTGCGGGAAGCATAGGTTGCTGGGGAACACACAGGCATCACCAGCATCCGTGAATGCTGTGGGCACGTATCTGCCCTGCCAAAAGCTCAATGTGCCACCCATGAAATCGCTGTTGAGCAGTATGCTGATGCTCAATGTCCTCGGACCACCCGAATAGTGATCGATGTGCTCCTTGAACTTGTGTCCTTTTTTGTAACGAATCACTTGCACACCAGTGTGTTCATAACTGTTGTGCTGGAAGGGATAGGTCTCGAATATGTGTTTGAGTGCTTGTTCTATCTTGACAAAGTGTGGATAGCGTTCGGCATTCAGCATGGTGAAATGACAGGTGCGATGGTCGGTGACCTCGTTCTTGTCATGCGACACCGCTGCCTTGCTCACCTCCCAGCCATCCCAAGCATTGTCTGCCTCGGGCAGTGTTTTTAACCACTTCATTAACGTATCGCACGTGTCCTTGTGCAATAGGTTCTTGTAAACTATCACGTACTTGAATAGTTCCAATTGATCAGCTATAATCATTGGGATTACCTACTTTTTTCTAATCGATCTAACTGTTCGTATAGGTTGTAAAGGTTCTGCCTGTGAGCTTCACCCACTGGATCACCTGGTGGTAATTTCATCTTCTCATCCACCCGCAATGCCCTTATTTCTTCTCTCACAGATATGACATCTCTGACAGGATTTGCCTGCGTGTTTGTGATGGGATTTGGTGGTCTGTTATTGCTCATTAATTGCTCCAAAAATTGTATGCCTTCGGCAGTATCGATCAACGGCTTGGTCAACACTCTTTCTGGCAGCGTGGTTGCGAACTTCCTCACGGATTCCAAACGTGTGTTGGTCTCTTTGCCCCAAGTTTTCTCTAGGTTCTGTCTCTCTGCCGCTAGATCCACTTGTGGTAGATTGCTCAGTTGTCCTTGTATTCTTTGCATCTGATCGGCATAGAGTGCCAATGCAGTCTTGACTTGATCTTGGCTGAATCCTGCTTTCTTAAATGCAGTGGTCACTTCGGTGTCCAATTCGGCTGGCATTTCTTCCAATCCAAATTCTTTCACCACGCTCCAGTCGTATTTCTCTGGAACTCGGCCACTGATCTTCTTCTCCAGTTCGGTGTAGCTCTTGGCTAGGTCCTCTGGTGATTTAAATTTTTCTGGCAGCCATTCTGGTCTGTCCACTTCTGCTTGTTGTGTTGCTGTCTGTCCTGCTGCTATCTCAGCGGGTGTGGGCACCGTGTCAGGCACCACCTGTGGTGCTGTGTTGGTATCCATTAGATGTCCTGGTGCTGCTGGTGCTGCTGCGGGCTGTTGTGCCGGAGCCGCTGTGTTTGTTTGTGCTTCCATATTAGATTATATGTTCCTTGTCGTTGGAAACAGATCTTTCGCTGCACATGTTCTTGATCCTACGTATCAGTTGCTGCTGTGCGATTATGTACACTGCCGCATAGGGATTTGGTGAATCGCTGGTCACGCGAGTTTGGTTAATGATCCTGTCTAGATCATTTAACACTGCCTGTCCTGCGGGTGTTTCAAATACCTGTCGGTAGAATTGTTGAAGTTGATTCGTGCTACGATTCATATTCTGTTCTGTTTGTTTATTTTACGTTCTAAGATATTTAGCTATCTTGACTAGGAAGCTGTGGGAGTTTGGGTGTTTTGTGCCTGCATCTGTTGTGCCAACATCAGCAATTGTTGCTGTTGCTGTGCCTGTGCCTGTTGCTCAATCTCATCATTCACTGTTCTCTCGGACTTGATAACTTCTGGACTCATGTCACCATCTCTCAATATCTTACGAGCCAGTTTTTGTAGATCCACATTCAACAGTGCATTTGGTCCCAGTGCTGATACCTGTTGCAGTATCTGTAAATCTCTGGTAATTTCAGTAAGAGCAATACCTCTTTTAACTGCAGAATTTACCACTAATTCTAATGCTTCGCTGCCAATTTGGAACGGTTCAATCTCACCTCTCATCTGTAATCTGGTAATAAGATTTGATATCAAAGGTCTCAAAAATTCTTGTTCCAATCGCAATCCATATGGTCCCAATCTTCTGTAGAACTCTGCTTGTCTGATCTGTACTTCTGCTGCAGTTTGGTAAGTGGGTTTGTCTGCTGGCAGTATCACATCATTGAACAGCATTCTTTGGATCTGTCTTCTGTGATCTTGTATGGTGGCTTCTGTGATGTTGGTGTTGCCCGCGAAAGGTACTGCTTGTAGTGGTTGATCCACAGTGATCACATCACCGGGTCTCAATTTCATGTTACCAAAGTTAACTGCTGTGTCTGAACTCACCTGCCAAGCACCCAAGGATAGATATGCTGCTGCTTGCATGAATAACATCTGTGCTTCATTGATGACCCTGATGTGTGGCAGTGCCATCCTCACTGGACTGGATCCATAGATGTCACCCACTGTTTTGTCAAAACGGAACACCGTGAACATTTGCACAGGCATCTTCCTTTGCTCCATGATGTCACCTTCCTGTCCCACTTGCACCACGTATGTGTATTCTTTTTCATTTGGCAATCTGAAACAGCTCTCCAATACCTTGTGTGTCTTGAATGGATCTTTGTTGCATGCCTGTCTCATAGATTCGCTTAACTTTGGTCCATAATTTTCTAACAAATAATTGCCCGGCAGTGCATGATCCCTGAACACCGTGTCCACTTCGTTCTTGTGGTTATCTAAAAAATATAATTGGTTGCTGGGTATAGCGATAAAACTGATGTTCTTGTCTTCGTAGGTGCCTAGACATCCCACACCTGCGATAACAGAATCGGTCAGTGCTTCTGAACTTGCAAGATAAAAATTGCTGTCCCTCAATGTCTTGAACACAGTCCTGTTGGCCCTGTCCAATTGCATCTTGATATCCATTGCCACTGTTTCTTTAAGATCTTCTCTCACAGATAGGGTAGCCCACTGTTGGTTCTGTGGTATCAATAGGTTAAGGATTGTGGATACTAGATTCTGCACTCCATCTGGTGCGGTGGAATCGAATATCTTGCTCCTGTCAGTGGTATCTGAATCTTTTCGATAGATATCTCTGTTGGGCTTGGTGTAGAGATAAGCTTCGCTCATCTCGGATTCGTTTCTCTCTCGCTCAGTTTTCGCTAAACGATATGCTCGCGCGATGAAGTCTTTCATTTAGTCTTGTTTGTATAGAGATTGGTATTCTGTCCCGGATGTTCCAACTCCTATACCACTTTCTTCTGTTGTGCCAAACAATCCACCCGATCTTGGTGTGATTAAACTGGTTGAACCTCTTCTCCTAGCTTCGGCTCTCTGTCTCTCCAAAGAAGCTTTTCTTCTCTCTTCTTCTGATTTAGCTGCAGCTTCTGAACTAGCTTGGTCTTGAATTTTTTTCTGCATTGCATATTGCTCTTCCATGCTAGGCTGAGCCGGTGCTTTTGGAAATAAACTTCCCATGTTAGTATCCTCCACCCATCAATCTCAAGATGTTGGCTGCCACTTGAGCCTGTGGTTGCAATAAATTTTTCTGTGTGATTAATTCATCCGGTAATGGTTGCGCACCCAATGCCGTGCCTGATTGTATCAACACTCCCCTTCCCCTCTGCGTAGCCGACAAAGGTCTGCCGCTGGATCTCACTGTGGTGGTCGCTGGTGGTGGTGCGATCACCGGTGGTGGTGGTGGTGGGGGTGGTGGTGGATTTGGATTTGGCATGGCCATGGTCATCGGCCCGTGATATTCTTGTGATTCTGATTCTATGAGGTTGTTGTCCTTGTCAAAAACCATCCTGCTGTAAATTTTCATTTTGTCATCTGCCCTTTCGCGCGTGTGTAGTTATTATATAAATAACTCTGATTGTCAAAGTTATTTATCCAGTTAGTTGATTCTAAACCTGGATCCGGTGTTCTGTAAGGGGTTGAATATCTTCGCTACCTTGCTCACATCTACCGATAGATTTGGAAGATTGCTGATTGCCTCCGATGCGGCATCTATGCAGTCATCATGTTTCATGCGTGGAAATGCTTGTAATTCATCCATAAACGCAGATTTATCTCTCACTCGCTCATGCACAAATAACCTGCCTACCTTGATCAATGGTTCCATGATCTGTGCTATGAATACCATTTTATTTTTGTTACGGAATTTGGGAACCACCTGCACCATGATCTTCATTTCACGTGCTACCCTCCTCAACTCATTGGCCAACGTGCTGGAGAAGTTCTCCTCCACGTACACATGTGATATCTTGTGTGCCTTGCAGGTGTTGATGATCTCTCTGCACTGCCCCGTGAAGTCTTTGGTTTCTTTGTCCACTGCCGACAGCGTGACCATGTCATGTATGTAGGTGTTACCATCATTGTCTCTCGCGGCCACAGCCAGCACAGAAGCATCACGACCTTTCAATCCTGTCGCAGCATCCCAAGCGGCACATAATCTAGTGATGTTGTTCCTGCCAATCTTGCAACTGGTAATGTAAGTGCCAAATGGTTGTGCGATGTTCTGCCATATCATTTCTTCGTTGTAGAATTTTAAATTTTCCAATTGCACCAATGGCTGGAATATGTTCTGTGGCACCAACATGTATTGTGACATGTAATCACCTTCTGTGGTTTCATTTCTCTGTCTCTCCAACCATTCATAAGTAAACATGCCTTCCGGATGATCGGGCCAAGCAAGATAATCTTCATCAATCATTGTGCCATCTTCTTGTTTGATAGGTCTGGTCCTTATGGCTGGTATCTTCTTCAATTCATAACCCACAGAGTGCAAGTGATCATAGATGCTTTCTTCGTGGTGTGGTGTGCCCACCATTAAAATATTGTTGGCCAGTTTACCAAACTCTGTGACTCGCTCCTTGGTTTTGGCTCGCATGTCAGCGCTGAGCACGTTGTCAGATGTTTCTATGTCATCCGCGATCACCATGTTGGCATGCAATCCCGTGAATGATGCACCCAATGAACTCACCGTGACAGATGGGTTAAGTTGCATGATGGGCCGCTCCACCGTGAATGTCTCTGACTTCCATGTGTATAATTCTGATTTGAGATGTTGCAGCATGGGATGGCTCTCTATGGTGTTACGTATGAACATGGAGTTCCGCAGCGCAAGGTTACGCTTCGCGGATATCAACAGGCAGGTCCAGTTGGGATCGGTCAGCAGTTTCCAGCACACGTAGGCACCTATGATGAAGGATTTGCCCCCGTGTCGGAAACACTGCAGGATCCTCCTCTGATTGGTTTCTGTGTTCTCTAACCAATCAGCGATCTCGATATGCACATCTGGTGTTTTTTGCTGCGATATGATGTTCAACGTATCCAAAAACACCCTAAAGGGTATCTTGGACATTATTCCTCAGTCTTGGTAGCAATTCTCTTTTGTGCCAGTTCAATCAGTTTTGCAGCATTGTTCTTTTCTTCCTCGGTGTTGACACCAGTGGGATGGATCGCACCGCTGGCAGCCTGTGCTAGATATTTCAACATCTGCAACTTGGCCCGCTTGGCATTGTCCAGGAAGGTGGTCTTCTTGATGTAGTCCTTGTCATCCGCGGATGGATACACCACGTTGAAGAGTTCATGTGCCTCTGATAATTCCTTGTTCCAGTAACCATCAGCGAACTGTTTTAAGATTTTTAGCCATTCTGCATCTACTCGATTTTTCATTAGTTTCCTTTTCTTTTCTGTTTAGCGCTGTGGATGCTCTATGTCTATAGCGTGCTATCCACAGCAGTATATACCCAAATAGGGCTGAGTATTTATAATTGAAAGATTAGCGCTGCAGGCAATGGCTATGCATAACGGAGTAAACCTGCAGCAAAATATTTATTTGGGATTAGCGCTGCGAATGATATGGCTATCATTATATGATACATCCGCAGCCAAGTATTTATTAGAGATGGGGGGACCTCATGGTCAAACAAGATTTACCCCCCACACTATTTGTCCTGATTTTTATGACAAACTGGGACAAATTCTTTAATATTGATATTGGATGAATTTATTTAACATGCTAGTGTTATTGCTTTTCTTATTAGAATTATATTGAACCATTTCAATTTTTCTTTTTTGATAATCATTAAATTTA